TTAAAAGGTAAACCTGGCGGTGATTTTTGTTTTTGTGCTGTTTTAACAACAGTGCTAACCATAGTTTCTGCTTGAAAATCTGTAAGTTTTTTACCATTTTTAGCTGCATAATCTTTAAAAAATTTTTGTGTATTTTTAATAGCTTCTTCCGTTGGTGCATATCTCATGTATGGTAAAATAGATTTATCTTCAAATATTCTATAAGTGTTACCAAGATAATCTTTTACTCTACTACCCATCAAAGATTGTAATGTTTTTACATCTTTAGGTGCATTAGAAGATGCATTTATTAATTGAGTAAAAGTCTGCCTTGCGCCATTTAATGATTTAAATATTTCATTAATTGCATCACCTTTAGCTCCTTTGTCTTTTAAAAATTTTGTAATTTTTGTAACATTAGTTTTAGAAATATCTTGACCTATATTGTCAGAAAATAAAACATCATTTAATGTTTTATATATTTCTGCTTTTGTTTTTGTTTTTGATTTATCAAAAGAACCTTTAAACATAGGAAAGATACTATCAACTTGTCTATCTATATTTTTAACTAACTCCATAGATCTATTGGTATCAGCCATAGTTGCACCTTTTTCTGCCATCTTACTTTCAAATATTTCTTGAGGTTTTGCACCTCTTGCCCGTAATGCAGAAAATATTTTGTTAAAATATTGATCTAATTTAGAATTACTAAACTCTAATCTTCTACCACGTTGCACAGCTGCTTTGATTGCTTTACCTGCACCATAACCAGCCAATAAAGTAACCGGACTTTCTGCGCCAAACTTAAGTCTGTTCATTAATTTTCTACCAGCGTCTTCTTTGCCACCTTCATCAGTGGTTTCTTCTAGTTGTGTGGGTCCAGCTTCAAACACATCACCAAAACTTCCTATCTCCTCTACATTTGCAACAAAAGCTTCACCTGCAGCGCCACCAGCCATGCCAGCTAAAAATTTTTTTCTACCTAATGTTTTATTATAATCGTTTGCTTTCTTTGCAGCTTTTTGTAAATTCATACCTGCTGCATTCATATAGTTACCTGCTTTCTTTGCTTTAACAGCTGCACTCGCTAACTTAAAACCTATACCACCTGGAACACCTATCTGTATTATTGTTTCTGTTAATTTACCAATAGCTCTGTCATCAGCTATTTCTTCAAATACATTTATTTTATCAAATGCTGTTTCTACTTTAGCAGCAAGATCTGTATCAAAACCTAGATCTATTAACTCTGCACCAAGTGATATAACACCTTCAGGCACTTTTATTACACCTGATGCGATACCTGCCATTGCTGCCGTGATTGCACTTGTTTCTGAACTTTGTTCTTGTGGAGTAAGGTCAAAGTAGCCAAATGTATCTATTTCTTTAGCCATCTAACCTCCTAATATAAACTCTTTAAATCTATTATCTCGTAACTGTTTGATGTAAAATCATCTTTGTTGCCACCTGGTTTTAGAATATAAACTTGACCACTCTCAGCTTTACTAATATCTACAAATCCATCACCAGGCCCAAAATTTTCATTGTCTGCAATATCTTCTCTGTCCGCTGCAACTAACAAATCTTTTTTACCAAAATCATTTTCTTTTATAGGGATTCTACCTTGTCTTTTTAATACATCATATTCTGCTTCTGCTTCAGTTCCCATTCGACCAGAATAAAATACTCTAAATCTATTTGATATTTGTTCTCTTGTAGATCCACTTTCAATATCTGTGAGCGATAATTGATACTGATCAAAAGCCTCTTTTACACTTTGATAAGGTTTACCAGTATTTGGATTTTTTACACCTAATTTAAAAGCCTCTCTAGCTTTTTTTAAAGTGCTAGAAAATCCTGCATCTTTTGATTTTAATTGAGATCCTAGTGCTGTTGATACAGCTGCCTGTTCCCTTTTTCTAGCTGCTGCTCTTCTAGCATCATCTCTTTTTATAAAATCTGCATAACCGACAGTTAATGCATCTTTTATAGGTGCACCGCTTACTAAAGAAGCACCTACTGCACCAAGTGGTAATCTTGTTTCTGGTATAGGTGAAAATTCTTGCATGGCTTCTAAAATAGCTTTAGTGTCTAACCCTAATTGTTCTTTATTAATTTGAGTGCCAGTAGATAATTTTTTTCTATCAGTAAGTCCAGACATAATACCATTATTAGTGGACCCACCTCTTCTAAACATTGGTCTTTTTAAAGTTCTACTCATTATGATCCTGTTGGTCTAAAAATTCTTCCGTATATATCAGCACCCATCAATCCAAAACCTAATGCTTGTGATAATGGACTAGCTTGAGCTGCCATTGGTGCATCTTGTAATGTTACTCCACCTGCTCCTGGTGTTATTGACGTAATACCAGTTCCTAATAATCCTAACCTTCTTCTTGGATCATCAACTGCCATTTGCGCTGCTTGTCTTTGTGCATCTAGTATTGCTTGGTTTTGTGCTTGCTGTGCTGCACCTAATGTGCCAAGACCAGATATCTGTGCTCTACTAAAGTCTTGAGCTGCTGCACCGAGTCCTCTTTGTTGATTAGCTATTGCTTGTTGATTTGCAAGATCTTGTTGCCTTGCTGCTTGTGCTTGTTGAAAACCTTGTTGTAATAAATTAGATTGTATAGCCGCCCGATTCCTGTCACTTGATGCCTGATACTCAGCTAATTGTACACCTTCACGGCCACCACCAAATGCACCTGGTATACCAAGTGTTGCTGCTGCTTGTTGGTTTTGTCTTATCTGAGCTTGTCTATCAAATTCTGTTAACGTTGCATCTATAACTTGTTGTTGATACGGCGATTGATACGATGCAATAGATCCTGCACCTGTGCCTGCACCTGTTCCAGTTAGTGCTGTTGCTGCATCTGCAGCTGTTGTAGCTTTTGTTAAAAATGGTTGAAAAGATCCAAGACCACTTGCTAAACCTCTAGCTTCTTGTTGTAGTGCTGTTTCAGCTGCAACTTGTGGTGCAACTTCTGCCATGCCTGCTCTTGTAATCCCAAACTGTTGTGCTTGTGCTTGTCTTGCTGCAAACTGTTCTGCAGTTTCACCAGGTTGTTGTGTTGTTGCAGTTGTAACAGTTGGTAGTCCAGCTTGTCTTGTAAGATCTGCTAAAAATGTTTTTTGCGCTGCTTCTAAAAACTCTGGAGGTAATTGTCTTGTCTCTGTTATACCGCCAGTTTGTTTTGATACTCTACCGCCATCAGCCAAAAACTTAGATCTTAATCTATCAATCTCTTCATCTAATAATTCTAACTCGTACTCTGTTAAATCTTTTAATTGTTTACCAAACATCTCCATAGCCATGTCATTTTTTTCTGACATAGGATCTAGATAACCAGCCATCTTCATATTATCTGTTCCCTCTGCATATTTAACTCTACCACCAGCTTTATATCTATATGGTTGATCAAACACATCTCTTTCAATACCTTTAAATTTCATAGGTAGCTCTCCAAAATTCTTAATAAAGTCTTCTAGTGATATTATCATTGATCCACCATTAGGAGTTTTAATTACAAAAGATTGTCCATCAGGACCTTCTCCAAATATTTCAGGTTGTATTCCTTCTTCATTATATTGATCTATCATAAATTGTAAGGCATCAAATTTAAAAGGTCTGTCTTCAACTCCCTCCCTGCTTGATCTACCTGCTCTACCTGCTCTAGTTAATAATTTTCCTAATAAAGATCCCAAGCCTGGTTTTTTGTCTTCAGGACCTGGTCCTATTGGAAATCTTTTTTGTTCATCCATTAAGCTACCCTATTCTCTAATTTTTTCATTGTATCATACATCCTTTGTGCTCCTTTTTCAATGTTACCACCACCAGCTCCTCTTACAGCATCTGCTGTAAAAACAAACTCATTTTTAGATAACATAGCTGGTACGTCATCTGCTTTTTCTTTTACACCTACAGGTACAAAACCACCTTTATCTCTATAGTCTCGTTCCATAACACCTGCTTTATTTGTTCTCATGATACCTGTTGGCATACCACCACTTTGTAAATTGTATCTGGCTACAAGTGCATCTCTACCTGCATTATCTAGTTTCATATATTCTGGATCATTTGCATAATAGTTATCCATGTAAACTCTCATTTGTTGTCCTACGTATTCTCTTCTTCTTTCCATATATTCTGCAGTAGTCTCACCAGGTTGTTGTTCTTCAAATTCTCCTTGAAAATAACTTGCTAATAACGAGGCACCTGCTGTAATACCACCAGCTGTTAATTGTGCTACAACTCCATCTGGTAGTTTTTCAATACCTGCTCTTGCCATATCTCTTGCAACTGATATTAAATTTTTTTTAGGTCCTACAGCTTGATATTCGCCGCCTAAAGCATCATCTGCACCAAATACTTTTTGGTCTTCTGTTTGAAACTTGTCAAACAAACCACCAATTCTTCCTCTAGTTTCTTCATTAAAAAATTCTCCAATACCACTAGCATTAGGATTTCTTAATCCACCTGAAACTAAAGCTTGATTAAACAAATTACCACCAACAAAAGTTAATGCGCCTTGTTTAATTGCATCACCTAAATTACCTCTTTTATCGTATCTACCAATACCTCTCATTAATGCCGCTGTTCCTTGTTGACCCGGAATCATAGCAACAAATGGTGCAGCTTTACTTGCAATATTTGCTAATTCATTTGGTATAAGTTTACGAACTAGACTACCTAGTCCGTACATTTGTCTTGGCATTTTTGCTCTATTAATCATATTTATGTCAATTGTTTTATATTATACTTAGGCAGGAATTACACCTGAATTTATATTATTACTCGTTTTTTACAAGTAAATCAAGACTATGTTGTAACCTCTCTTGGCTTAGATTGTAGGGCCGAAAGGACTACATGTAGTCTATTAGCTGTTGCTGCAGTCACTTTTAATATTTCACTTTCCTCTAATACTAAAGGGGCTGATAATAATTCTGTTGTGGCATTGGCTGATATAGCTTTAGTTTTAAAAAGACTAAAGACATTATCACTAGTATCTGTAATGGTTACTGTTATAGTATCTGCATTTCCAGAATCCTCTGATACTAATATAGATTTAATTATAGCTGTAGTGGCCGAAGGCACTGTGTATAGTGTTGTAGCTGATGTAGTTGTTAAATCTACTTTTTTATTTACAAATGAATTAGCCAAAGAAAAAAGCCTCCGCCTCTGATTCGTCTTTTAAATCTTGTTGATAAGTAGTATTTAATTTTTGCACAATACTATCAACATCTCTTACAAAAGATTGTTGAATTTGTTGATCATAATTTTTTGCAGGTTGTGTTAAAGATTGTACTATTCTAGCCATTAGTCATACCTTATTTTTTTATTTGTATTTCTTGCCATATCTATCATATTAGATAAACCAATAGAAAAAGCATCCGCTTCTTGAGGCGTGTTAAAAGTTATAAAGTCTCCTTTTTCTATTGCATAGTCCATAGCCTTTTCTCCTAAATTAATTAATTTACCATTTATCATTCTTATTGTTGGAAATAATATTTCTTTACCTTGATATTTTCTACTTTCTGTTTTTACAGTTTCCATAGCTTCAGTAGTTGGAGTAGAAGAATCTAATGCTCTTTTTATCCATTCTCTATCGTACGTGTTATAATCTTCCATTATCTTCTACCATCTGGTTGATAATCTATTCTAAATGTTCCTAATTTCCAAAATTGACTTGTGCTAGTGTTATCTATTTTTAATGATATTGATCTAGCTCTAGCTCGTGTATCTATTTTTTGTGTACCACTGGTTACAGTAAACGGACCTAATGTAGAACTAGCTGCAGTGTCATTTGGAAAGTCTCTTAAATTTAATGTTATTCTTGCATCACCTGTTTGAGATAAAAAGTCTGGTATCACTCTTCTTATTTTCATCATAAACTCACCATCACCAGCCAAACCTTGTTGACCTATATCAAAGTCTCCTGATTCTATATTTGCAGTGATTGCAGTTGTCTGACCTTCTTTTACTTGGTTTAATCCTGTTTCATGTTCATAATATGTTGATGTACCATCACTATTACCAAAAACATAATTAGTATCTGTTACCGCAGTTGTGCCACTTGAATCATATTCTGTTGCATGTGGTTTACCAAACACAGCTGAGTCTTGCCATGCAGTTCTAGCTAATGTGCCTGTTGTCCATACCGGTCGCTCGGGACTTGAGTCTAGATAATTATAAGCCACCATTCTATTTACTGTCCCTGAACCTGAGTTAGGATAGAACCACATAACTTCACCAAACAAATTATTAAGACCTGCATTAATATGTTGTTTAGGAATTGTATTAATATCGTCAAATACATGATCCTCTACTAAACAAGGAAGTGATTCTAATTTACCAGTGTATCTAAAGAAACCATTCTCCGACATCCAATAAGCTGCACCGTCAACTTCAACAGCTGCGTTCTGTCCAATTAATCCACAGTTTGTACCAACTTGTTGAAATGAGAAAGTAAATGGTGGACCAACAAAACGCATAATAAATAATGCAGTATCAGTCCATATGTAAATTGCATCACGACCTCTAATAGCTCCAACAAGTTTAGATCCGTCTGAAAGTCTTTGCGTACCTGCTGTGTTTGTTGCTGATGGTGTATATGTGTTAATATCTTCTTGAGAAGAGAATCTTATAAACATAGGATCTTGTGTAGATTTAGTTCCTATTGTTGTTTCTGTTCCAAAAAAGATTAAGTGTCTATCGGGTGTGGATACTAAACTAAATGCAGATGCTGTCGGCGCTCCTGTTATAATAGTTGCTCTTGTGTTGTTTGCTCCTGTAGGATTTGAGTCCCATTCAAAACTTTCACCTCCATTAATTGTTGCAATAAGTTTATTACCAAAGTTATCTAATGACCATAACCCTGGTGCTGTTATTACGTCACCTGATGCTGCAGCGTTCCATGCAAAAAATTCAGATGCATCAGTTACCGTGTCACCAGATGAATGTGAGGCAGCAGTGGTTCCTGAAGCCCCTCTTGTTAAACCTGTTAAAGTATTTCCGCTATTACCTGTATAAGTAATTAATTCATTGTCTATTAAAACTGTACCAGAGGATGGAAACGAAGATGAACTAGCCATACTTAAACTTGTAACAGATGTATTAATGTCTGCTGAAAGAGTAGATGTAAATTGTCCTGTTTTAAAACCACTCCAAGGACCAAGTCCAAATCCTGTAGATGCAACTTCTACTGCTGGTCCAACAGGATAGTAATGTTTAACTCTAATACCACCAGATGTAGTTCCTCCTGATCCTGATTCATTTGATCCAACATTTATTGTTAAAGTTGTAGATGATGGTATTGACGTAACCATAAATTTATTATCATCAAAATTTTGTGAATTAAAATTAGAATTAGTTATTCCTGAAAAATTGTCTAATAATATAATATCAAATTTATTTATATTATGAGCAGAAGAAAAAGTTAAAGTTACAACAGCTGAACCGTTAGTTGTTGTAAATGCACTTGATAAAGTTGTTGTAGATTTAATAGGGTGTATATCATAAAAAACACCACCTGAATAAGCATATAAAATTCTATTAGTTCCAAGCACAGCATATTTGATACCCGACGTATTTATAAAGTGATGAACAGCTGTATTACGACCTGTAATATCAACCGATCCTAACTGTGACCAACCACCTATTTTTTCTGGA